TGGCCAGGCGGTCAAGCTTGACCAGGTGCGCGGAAAGTGGGAGGCTCCCGAGCTGCTGATCAACGCCAGAGCCTTCTGGCTCAAGCACCTGAACGACATGCGCCCGGTGGCCCAAGGCTCTGCCCTGCGCGGCATGTACGTCGAGGACAAGGTGTCCGGCACCGGCCTGATCCAGACCTTGCGGCGCGAGGGCATCCATGTGGTGGCCGTGCAACGCAGCAAGGACAAGATCAGCCGAGGCTACGACGCGGCCCCGTTCATTGCCTCTGGCAACGTGGTGCTGCCGCAGGACGCGCCATGGCTTTCGGACTTCTTGAGCGAGGTTGCAGCTTTCCCGGCTGGTGCTCATGATGACCAGCTCGACCCGATGTTCGACGCCATCAACCTGGTGCAGCGTCTCCCGGCCAACCGGACGGCAACGGTCAAACCATTGCCTACTGTGAACAAATGGTGAGAAAATACTTGAAACGAGGGCAAAAATATGGCACGCATTTCACGAGATCAGCGACTGGCTAACGTACACGCCGAAGCGCTCGCGCAGTTCGACAACGTTCAGTCAGCGCTGCGGGACGAAAGGCTGCAATGCCTTCAAGACCGACGCTTCTACAGCTTGTCTGGTGCGCAGTGGGAAGGCCCACTGTGGGACATCTACGAGAACAAGCCGAAGTTCGAGGTCAACAAGATCATGCTGTCGGTCATTCGCATCATCAACGAATACCGCATCAACCGCATCACCGTGGACTATGTGGCCAAGGATGGCAGCAAGTCTGACAAGCTGGCCGAGACCTGTGATGGGCTGTACCGCGCCGACGAGCAGGATAGCGTGGCCGACGAGGCCTACGACAACGCCTTCGAGGAAGCTGTGGGCGGTGGCTTTGGTGCCTGGCGTCTGCGCACTTCCTACGAGGACGACGAGGACGAGGACAACGAGCGCCAGCGCATCCAGATCGAGCCGATCTTCGATGCCGACAGTTCCGTGTTCTTTGACCTGAACGCCAAGCGCCAGGACAAGGCCGACGCCCGTTTCTGTTACGTCATCTACTCGATGACCTACGAGTCCTACAAGGAAGAGTGGAACGACGACCCAACCGATTGGCCAAAGATCATCCACCAGTACGAGTTCGACTGGTGCACGCCCGATGTGGTCTACATCGCGGAATACTACAAGGTTGAGGACGTCACCGAGACAATCCGCATCTTCCGTGCCATCGATGGCACTGAGGAACGCTACAAATCAAGCGAGTTCACCGACGACCCGGCCTTAGAAGAAACCCTGGCCGCCATTGGTAGCGTCGAGGTGCGCCAGCGCAAGATCAAGTCGCGCAAGATTCACAAGTACATCATGTCCGGCGGCAAGGTGCTGGAAGATTGCGGCTACATCGCAGGCAAGTGCATCCCCATCGTGCCGGTCTACGGCAAGCGCTGGTTTGTGGACAACGTTGAGCGCTGCATGGGCCATGTGCGCCTGGCCAAGGACGCGCAGCGACTCAAGAACATGCAGCTGTCCAAGCTGGGCGAGATCAGCGCCTTGTCCAGCGTCGAGAAGCCCATCCTTACGCCCGATCAGATCGCTGGCCACCAGCTCATGTGGGCCGAGGACAACCTCAAGGATTACCCTTACCTGCTGATCAACCCGATCACCAACGCAGACGGCAGCCAGGCGATCAGCGGCCCGGTGGCTTACACCCGCAGCCCGGCAATCCCTCCGGCCATGGCAGCCCTGCTGCAAGTGACCGAGCAGGACATGCAGGACATTCTGGGCAACCCGCAAGGCGCAGACAAGCTGGTGTCGAACATCAGCGGCAAGGCCGTGGAGATGATCCAGCAGCGCCTGGACATGCAGACCTTCATCTACATGAGCAACTTTGCCAAGGCCATGAAGCGCTGCGGCGAGGTTTGGCTGTCGATGGCCAAGGACATCTACATCGAAGAAGGCCGCACGATGAAGATCATCAACGAGGACGAGAGCACTGGCACCGTCACGCTGATGCAACCCACCATCGACCAGGAGACTGGCGAGGTGCGCATGGCCAACGACCTGAGCATGGCCAAGTTCGATGTGAACGTCGAGGTTGGCCCTTCCAGCAGCTCCAAGCGTGCCGCAACCGTCCGCGCCCTGACCGGCATGATGCAGATCACGCAAGACCCTGAAACCCTGCAAGTGCTCGGTGCCATGGCCATGATGAACATGGAAGGCGAGGGCATCAG